TTTATTAAGTGCCTCTTGTGGGTTTAATCTATCCGCTAAAGAAATCCCTGCCGCATCAAGATACGCTTGAAACTGTGGAGCATCTATAATTTGGTCAGCAAGCTCAAGTTTTTGCTCTAGCGGTATGTCTTTAGTGTTACGAAAAATGTTGGCCCATAAAGCAGGTCTCTCACTAAACCTTATCTGTAACCCGTTAACATCTTCAAATATAGGAACCCCGTTTTCATCGACCAACCCAGCACTGGGTTTATAGCCTCCTAATACTTCAGACATTTCTGCGGCTCTTGCCGCTTCTATATTAAAACCAGCGATACCGTATTTGAGTATATACTCATCTTCATTTAGAAGATCAGAAAACTCCTCAAGCTCTAAGTCTTGTTGTGTTTCAGTTAACCCTGCTATACCTTCAGAACCTTCAAACTGGTAATCAATACCTCCTGCTGCTGAAGTTATATCTTTTTGGCTTGGTGAGAACAAATCACCTAATGCTTCACCAGTGTCGCGTAGCACCTCGCCCATCTTCTCGAAGAAGGTGTCTTTATTTATCCCTGCTATGCCCCCACCAGATAGGATGTAGGTGCCAAGCCCCACGGACAAAGCATCGTCAACGTCCATGCCTTGTGCTAAAGCTACTTGAGTTCTAACTAAGCCGTTTACTAACAAGCCTTGGTCTACACCTGCTCTATCAAGCAGTTCGGGGGTAAGTCCTACTTTACTAAGAGCAGAGGTAGTTAGATCTGGGCCAAAAGCCGCGAGTACGCCCGCAGCAAGATTACCGCTAATAGCACCAGAACCCACTTGTGCAGTTGCGTATAGAACTTTTGCTGTGGTGTAAGCAGCGTTTGCCGCTTGTGCCGCTTGTGCTGTAGCCGCAGTAGCATTAGCTCCGGTGTTTGCGGCATTTGCCGTATCAGCGGCTTGTTTAGCGTTACTTAGTTTTTCAGCGGCAGTTGCACCAACAAAAGCTAATCCTGCATTTTTAAGTATGTCCTTAAAGTCACCACCAGATATAGCGGTTTGCCCTGCGGCTACTATCGTAGTGGCAGCAGCTTTTGATATACCTAGTGCAGTTGAAAGCATCCCCGGCAAATAATACGAGGCAGCAATAGCAGCGATGATCTTAAACGCTTTTTGAAAGTCTCTATCTTTAGACTCATACGTGCGTATCTCACCGTAGGTAAACGGATCGTATAAATACGTAGATCCATCATCGGTCTGGCGTATAGGAGCAACCCCGTACTTACCATACAAGGCTTGCAACATGGGGTCTGCTTCAAATGAAGTTTTTAATGCGTCTTGGTAGTTTAACCCCCGAGTTGCTTGTAAATACGTTACTTGATCTTTGAGGATAGGCTCAACAAACGAATGAAACTCTTCAGGAGACTGAGCATTTCTTTGTCTTTTACCACCAAACCTACCCAATTCTTGTGCTATAGGTGAGAAGTCATAACCATAATACCCACTAAGAATCGTAGCTATCTGTTCAGGAGACTCGGCAATAGATAGCACCGCGTAAGCGCTTTGAGCTTCGGTTTCGTTCCGCTTCTTATTTGGAGCGAGTATGTCTTTTAGATATTCTGGTGCGCCAGTAGCTTTAATATACCTGTCGGGTGTTAAACCAAAATCCACCCGCTCCGTTTCACCTCTACCTTTTCTTCGGTAAAGATTTATACCCGCACGAGCGATGGCGTTTTCAAATGATCTATCGTAGTAGCGATCAACTTCATCTACGTCATCTATCTCAAAGTAATCTGCACCTGTATCTAAATATCCGCTGTAAAAATTAACAAACTCGCGTACTTGTTCATCGGTGTATGTGGGTTTACCCGAAATAGGGTCAAACTGATCTCTACCTGCGTCGGTTCTACTCATTACGACAACTCCAGCAGGCTAGCAACAACGTGTAACCTGTTAGCAGTGGCGGCAGTAACTTTTAGTATCTCCGACTCCTCTACTACTAAAGGCGCAGTAAGAAGTTCTGTTGTGGCATTTGCGCTTACAGCTTTTGTTTTGAACAAACTAAACACTGCGCTATCGGTATCAGTAATTGTTACGGTTATAGTATCTGCGTTACCGGAATCCTCGGATACTAGAATAGACTTGACGATAGCCGTGGTAGCCGTGGGGCATGTATACAGCGTAGTAGCAGTGGTAGCGGTCAGGTCTACCTTTGCATTTTTATATACGTTAGACATTAGCTAAAGAACCAACCCTTAGCTTCAGCAGCAGGTGCAGTAGATGCATCGCGTATGCCTCGGTCTAAGTTATTAAAATACAACCGTAATGCGTTGTTTAGTTGGTTGAACTGTGCAGGATCGTACTCTTGCGGTGGTTCTGGCAGGACGGGGGCGACAAAACTTACATAGTAGCGCGTGCTATCAATAGCCATTACCTTCTCCCGTCAGGACGCATATCTATTCTTGGTGAGCCTAGCTGCCAAGTAACATCTTCACTGGTAGATCGTATCTCAAACGCCATCTGCCTACCACGAACTCTTGTGTATATCTGGTCTGTAAATACCTCTACAGGCGAAGAAACTGTTCTAGTTACCGATGCGGTGTTTGACCCCCCTTCAGACAGCGGCGAGTTATATCCCGACCCCGAAGACTGCAAGGGCAATAAAGACATCGTAACACTAGGGCTTTCTGCGGTTGACCCATCGAATGACACATCAGGCACAACTCTGTATACAAACGCAAACTTATGCCCGTCATCTAGGTCAAATTGTGCTTAAGCTATAAACGCTTCTATGGCGCTAGAAACACCCGTCAAGTTGTCGTTGAGACCATTTTCGTGAGTCACTACATTTTTACTATATGTAGCAGCCATAGGAAAATCTCGAATTGGTGAGTCCACCCACGCTGTTCTTGCCAAACTACCAAAATACCAAATGTCTTGGGCGTAGTTATAGATAACGTACTTATCTATGGTGGTAGAAGAACCAGAGCAATAGAACCACCACACCTCATCAAAACCTTCATTTAGCCCTGCAAACACCTGCAACTGCTGCTCTTTATTTAAGTCTCTAAATATGTACTTTTTCAGACTACAATTTAAAGTCTGAACACGTCCATCGTACTTATAGAACTTGCCTTCGCCCATCCAGTACGTAACACCGTTAGCGTATACAGCAGATTTTCTGGATATGATTGATACGTTATCTGCTAATAGAGTAGACCCCCACACAATCGGTGCACCGACGTATTGAAGCGAATACAGAGCAGAGTCTGTCCATATCAGTACCTCTTGCCTAGCTTGTAGGCCAGATACTATTTCAGAACCTTTTGACAGTCGTAAATCACCTGCTTGATTGGTAGCAGAGGGCGTCCAGTTTATATGGCTTTCTTGGTCAGACCACCGTATTAGCATTGGATCTTGTGATGCTGATCCTAACGGATTTGCACCCAAACAAAACACAAATCGGTTTACATCAGAGACCAACACAAAATTTTGTATAGTAGGTGCGTTGGAAGACCCAGATATAGCAGACAGTGCTACTGCCCTAGTCGTTAGTCCATTAGTGTTGTCCCAGTAATAAACGCTACCTCCATGAGGACCAAACACTAGATCTTCACCAAAATTGCTTTCGCTATAGGATCTAAACACATCGGTAGAAGTGCCGCCTGTACCCCATGTACCTTGCCCCCATGTACCTGCACCCCAACCGACCAAAGGTTGAGCTATCTCTAAACCCACATTTATTTGGTATTTTGCTGTTACAGATCCGCCACCTGTAGCTGATGATGACGCTGCACTGCTTGATTCTATGGTGTATGTGTTGCCAGTAGAGTACGTTATCTGAAACTCACCATTTAAGGTCAACCCACCTACGGCAGATGCTCCGCTAAACGTAACAAAATCACCGTTTATGTAGCCCCCATTGGCATCTGTAACAGTCACTGTGGTAGACCCGCTTACCGTTGTAAAAGGATCAGTAAGAGATACGCCAGAGGGTGTACGTTCGGGTGTTATGTCAAAGTAATCACCACCACGTTCTATGTAGTATTTTAAGTTAGTGCCAACACCTAGTAATTTATTACCCTCAAGAGTTACCCAACCAAATAAAGATCTAGCTAGCCCAAGAAACGTGCTACCCGATACAGGTTGCCATCCGCCTATCTTTTCTGGCATACCAGCACGGAAACGTACTTTATCGCAGTCTGCCCAACCCTGTTCATCTACATAACGAGTAACTTCTTTGTTTACTCCGGGTTTTAAGACTACTTTACGTAACGTCATTATTTGTACTCGCCTGATCGTATAAGTTCAGTAACTTCTAC